ACTCCGTTGCTCGGTGCAGGAACTTACAACAGTGCCAACTCGGCAAACGCTGTAGAGTTCACGAACCAGCGAATTGAAATCAAAGTCGGTGAAGGAAATCTTACTTGGTCGGAAGCGAAAGAGTACGAGTACCTTCGTGAACGCGGCGACCTTGACACTGTCAAGGAAGGCGACGAGCAACCCGTCGAAATGTCGATGGAATTCGTTTACGAGTATGTCAAGACTTCGTCTGGCCAGACAATCACCGCTACTGATGCCCTCAAGCAATCTGGCGAAGCCAGCGAATGGGTCTCCAGTGCGGCTGACTTGTGTGAGCCTTACTGTGTCGATATTCTCGCCAAGCATTGTGTGCCCTGTGGCACTGATGAAGACGAAGATGTTCTGTTCACGGACTTCCGTTATGAGTCCTTGGATTTTGATCTTGGCGAAGCTACCATTGCCGTTGGTGGACGTTGCAATGTTTCTGAGCCCGCCGTAACTCGCTCTACTGACACCGAGTGCTAAACAACACAGTCCGGTTGGAAGACGGACTTTAGAGTATTGGGCAACGAGAAGCATGATGCTTCTCGTCCCTTTCTTTTCCCTTCAGCCTCAAATGGAGACACTAATATGAAAATCAACGGAGTCCAAGTAACTCAAGCCGAAGAACTTCTGGTTCTTCCTCGCTCTAACGGCGACGACATCGTATTCCGAGCCATCCCAGTAGCAATCACAGCGGAATTTGACAGTAAGGTGCCTATGCCTGTACCTCCTATGATTCAAAAGAAAGGCGGAAAGTACCAAGACATCACTGACAAAGAGTTCGTTAAAGCACTGGATCTTCGAAGCGGACGTCGCTTCTCTTTGATGTTGCTTCGTTCTCTTGAGCCCAGCAACATCGAATGGGAAACAGTCAAACTGGAAGATCCCGGCACTTGGGATAAGTGGGAGGAAGAGTTGAAAGAAGCGGGACTTTCTGAAGTAGAGTGCAATCGAGTGGTCTCCACTGTGATGGCAGCAAACTCGCTAGATGAAGACAAAATCAAAGAAGCCCGAGAGGCTTTTCTACGTGGTCAGGAAGCGTAGCTCGGAAGATTCTCTGGCCAAAATACCGTACATCTGAATACACGATCTGGTCGGCTTGTAGAGAGTTTGGAATTCTACCTCCCGGTATCAAACACAAAAACCATGTTTGCTGGGATGATCTCGAAACACCTCAACAAGCCAGACTGATCGGGTTTTATCAAACAACCGAGCATGACCGTATCGAACAGACACCGAGGTTCGCCTAATGGCAAAGGCAATGCAATGGAAGGCCGATTTTAAGATAGCCTGGATAGACATGGTCGCTTATAATAAAGTGATGCTGAATACGCTTCACAATATTAACGAGCGAGCAGGTAGAGCTTGGATTGACACGGCAGTAAATAAAACCCCCATTCCAACTTGGTCGGGGGCTTCGAGAGCGACATTTCAAAAACTTGCAAACGAGCTTGGAACTTCTGTTCCCATAGGCCCAATCAAATCAAGAAAAAATCGTGTAAGTCTGGGTCACTCCACTTCAACTGGGAGCGGAATATTTGAGGACACTCCTGGGGGAATCCCAAATGAGGTTGGCTTCGTATATCAGACAAGTCTGAGATATCTCGCTTACAACGAGTACAACGTAGCGACTAAAGGCAGTCCACCTCAACCCTTCAGTAATTGTGTGCGTTTCACGCCTTACAATTTTCAAGTCCGTGCTCAAGCAGCGTGGAAAATAGAAGCTGCAAAAGCTAAATTACCAAACCCTTATAACTATCTTCGCGTGAGGTCGATATAATGCCTGATATCACACAAAAACTGAGTTTCAATACTCGTGGGGCCTCCACCAGTTTGACTAACCTCACAAATAAATTGAACGCTGCCAACACGGCAACTCAGGCATTTAATAAGACTACTGGGAAGAATATAGACACTAAAGGCCTCAAAAATGCCAAAGCCGGTGTAGACTCGCTCACTCTCTCTTGGAAAACGATGGCACGGATAGCCCAGACCCAGATTGGGCTCCGAGCCTTTAATCTCACTATCCAAGCATTAAAGGACGGCGTCAATCAAGCCAAAGAGCTTGGGCTAGCTATCGAAGAAATCCAAACCATCATGGGGCGAACTCTCCCTAGTGCTGGTCTGCAACAGCAAGTTCTTGATCTATCGGACTCGCTCGGGGCTCCCGCTCTGGGCTTGGCTGAAGGTCTGTATCAGACTTTGTCGAACCAAGTTGTAGACACCGCAGACTCAATGGGTTTCTTGACGCAGGCCACTAAACTGGCCCGCGTCACAGCTTCGGACACAAAGTCTGCTGTAAACGCATTGTCGTCTGTTATGAACTCCTATGGCCTAGCCGCCTCGGAGGCAGAGCACATCGCGGGCACGTTGTTTAAGACGGTAGAGTTAGGTCGTTTGCGTTTGGACGAGATAGGTGACATCATCGGACGTGTCACTCCGCTTACTGCTGCGATGGGTGTAGAGTGGGAAGAGGCTGCGGCTGCCATAGCTGTCATGACTCGTCAAGGCGTTAAAGCCGACACCGCGATCACTCAGTTACGAGCGATCATGACAAAGATCATTAGACCTACCAAAGAGATGCGTGACATCTTCCACTCATGGGGAGTGAAAGATGGTAAAGAAGCTGTTGAAGCTTTCGGCGGTATTGGGGCAGTGCTGAAAAAACTAGCTGTAGAAACAGGCGGAAGTTCAGAAGCAATGGCTGACTTGCTGCGTCGTGTGCGCACGATCGTTGGCCAGTTGTCTTTGATGAACGACGGTGGTGTTCTCCTTGATGAGACAATGGGGAAATTGAAAAAGTCCACTAACGAGGTTGCTACACAATGGGAAGAGTTCACCCAATCTGATGCTTACCGTTTAGAGAAGTCGGTAAACGAATTCAAAAACTCGTTGACACGTGCGGGAACTGAAGCCCTCCCTGTCATCGTGAAAGCGATGGAGCATATAAACTGGCACCTTGAAACCCACGTTAAAGGTTGGAAAGTGCTGCTTGGTCTTTGGGACACAGCCGCAAAATATCAGGTAAACTTCAAGGAAGCAGCTAAAAAAGCACAGGAAGAAATTGACCGCTTAAACAAAGAGCACTCTGAGAATCAGAAAAAACGCTATGAGGGCATGACTAAATCTCAAGCTCAATTTTATCTTGATTCTAGAAAACAGGAGATAAGAGCCGAACAGATTCGAGACGCCGGGGTCGAGAGAGCAACCCAAGCGGTCAAAGATCAAGCTAAAAATGTAGTTAACCTATACAAAAGCGCGACAAAAGAACTGTCTTCATTTGTTGACAAAATCAACTCTAAAATAAAATCCAATACTGAGAAAATTGCGGACATCAATCAAAAGATTGCAGACCGTAAATTACAGCATGAGCTTGGTAACGCAAGAAATTCCTATCAAAAGCGACAAATTCTTGAATCGGCGTTCAATAAACAACAAATGGCAGCAGCGAAAGCCTTAAGAAAGGTAGGCTCCTCTGAGGTAAGCAAGGATAAGGCTATCAAAGCAAACGAGTTAGCGACCAATTTGGCCGAACAAGCAGAGGAAATGGCCAAAGGAGCAAACAACGCTCGTGAGGAAGCCAGATGGCATAGTGTCGTTAATAAGATGTATGGCGACCGAGGCAAGATTCTCGCGCGCAACTCCAAATATCTAAAAAGCGCCAAACCTTTTGCCGAGCAGATTTCCAAGGGCATGGAGAAAGACGGAGATAGATTTGCCAAACTGAAAAAGCAGTATGACGCCATCTATAAGAGTGGAGACCTTACAAGTCGCAACGAAGAGATACAGAAAAACGCCCGCGCCAATCTCACCAAAATCGAAGCAGAGATGCTTAAGATCGTCACCAACGCGGAGCGAGCCGACAAGTTTTTCAAGTCTCTTGGTCTTGAGTCCAACCTGCCAAAAATCACAAGTGCCTTGACTGGTGCCCTTGATGCGGCCCATAAAGATTGGCCTGCCGAAATTAAAAGATTAAATGATACCCTCGCCGCCACGTCACTTAAATTAAAACTTGAGCTTGATCCAAAAGGAATAAAAGAACAAGCGGCAAAGGACATCGGACTAGCAGACGTAGAGGGCGAGAGCGGTGTGGCACGCCTAAAACGTTCGGACGAAGCCCAAATAGAGAGAAGAAAACAACATGAAGATGCGGTCAAAAAGATAGAAACAGCACAAATAAAATTAAACACCCGCACGGAGCAGTTTCAGCCAATCTTGAACAAAGCTGGCGAACAGATCAAAAAGATGCTTGCCGATCTTCAAAAAGGTCTGGGAGTCGGACAAACTTTAGCATTCACTCCAGGCCCCGCTGGGAATGTGACCTCCGCCACCAGAACGCAAGAGCAAATCACGGACCCTCAAGCACTAGCGACAGCAAAATTAAAAGCCTTGGAGGCAAAGAAGTATTTTGAGATTTTGAAACAGGCGTCAGAGCAGCAAAACAAAGGTCGCCAAATAGATGAGGCGGTGCTCCAAGCCATTCGTGGCCGCGTTTTCACTTTGCGTGAAGAGAGAGCCATAACGAGCAGTCTTAAGGATGATTTGTTTCTTATGCTTAAGTCTCTTGAGGGTGGTGCTGACGAAGCCAAGGACCTTAAAACCAGCATGAAAGACGCTCTCCTCAGTACGCCCACAGAAGCTATGGAGAAGAACGCGGAGTCCATGTTTAAGACGAGGGACGCCTCGGAAGCTGCTGCCGAAGCCGCGAGAAAAGCCGATGTAAATATAAAAAACCAAGGCACCAATGTACGTAGTGTGAAAGACACAACTGACCAGTACAAGACCTCTATGGACGGTGTTAATACTTCTGCTGGAAATGTTGTCACAACCACCTCGCAAATAGGTGCAACTGCTTCCGCTCAAGTGGCTGGGGTAAACTCACTTACCGAGGCATATAGTGCTTTGGCAAAGGCTCAAGCCGCTAGTGCTGTTGGAGGCACAGTCCCCTCTTATCATGGCGGTCCAATGGCTCGTTATTTTGCTGAAGGTGGTATTGTGCCTCGCGGTCAAGATCGTATTCCAACTGCCTTGTCGAGAGGTGAGACAGTGATAAACTCTAGAAGTAGCAAACGATTCTTCTCAGAGTTGAACGCAATGAATCAAGGTTCGCAACCTGCATATCGTGAGCAAGGCGGGCCAGTCACCAACGTAGGTGACGTGAACGTAACGGTAAACGGCGGAGACTCATCACAGCAAACTGTGAGGAGTATTGGCCACGCACTCCGGCGTGAAATTAAGCGTGGTACTATAACTCTTCGATAATTGGAGAAGAACAGATGTTTGTACAGAAAGCCAAATTGGCAGGCCGATTTGTCGTCGAGCACAGAGACGCCGACGATACTCTTAAAGCAACGTATGAATTCCCGAACGCGATTGTTGACGTTGGTCTTAATCACATCCTTGATGTGTGGGCTCATGGAGCGTCTCAAGTAGCCACGTGGTATCTGGGGTTGGTAGACAACTCTGGTTGGACCGCGTTCGCCGACGTTGACACGTTGGCTTCCCACGCTGGGTGGAGCGAATTCGTCAGCTACACCGAAGCCAACCGCGTTGAGTGGGACGAGGACGCAGCGGCCTCTCGTGCTATTAGTAATACCACGACTGCCGATTTCAGTGTCAATGCCACTGGAAACGTCAAGGGCATCTTTGTGTCCAGTAACAATGTAAAGAGCACCGGCACCACAGGCACCCTGTGGAGCACTGCTGCTTTCTCTTCGGTCGTAGCAACGGCCAATGGTGACACGTTGAAAGTGACTTACACTGTCAGCGGTTAAGTTTTGACTGTCACGGGAGACAGCCGTCTGGGCTGTCTCCCATGAGGCTTGGAGATACTACAATGGCGTTACTTTGGGTTGATGGTTTTGAGAAGTGGGGCACTGGCAACGCTGTATCTCCAGCAGCTACAGTTGCCTCAAAGTATAAACTTGCTGGTCCTGCTGGAATGGATATTGTTGCTGGTCGTTATAATGGCTACGCTCTTATGATGGATGACACTTCAGCATACATTCAAACACCTCATATTCACAGCGGCAGCCCAGATAGAACTTTGATTTGCGGTCTTGCTTACAAAGCCGTCAGTTTGTATGCAGGTCAATTTGTGATGACCTTCGTGCATCCATCCGAAGACGGAGAACTTAACACTTCCCAGTTCACTCTCAGGCTTAGTGCCAACACACCCAATTCTGGACTTTATATTACTCGCGGTAATACTACCCTGACTACCAACAATGATGCTCTTCTTACCAGCAACACGTGGGCATATATAGAGATGAAGGTGTATTGTCATCCGACCGCTGGTACATGTAATGTGTACGTTGATGGAACTGAGGTGATAAGCTACACTGGTAACACTCAGCATCGTAGTTACAATGAATCAACTACATACAGTGCTGTGTATCTTAGTGCTCGCACCACCTACGGTAAAGAACATCACTTTGACGATTTGTATATTGCTGACGGAAGTGGCAACACAGTCAATGATGTACTAGGCCCTTGTCACGTAGAATGCTTGTCTCCTACAAGTGATGCATCTGGAAACTGGACGCCTAACACAGGCAACAATATGTATGATAACGTCAACTCACAAGAGGCAGACAGTGACTTTATCTATACTAGCGCCAGTGGCAACCAAGCAGTGTTTGAGCTTGACAATCTTTCTGCCAACGTTGCTGGCGGGACTGTTAAAGGCATAATGTTGAACGCCGAGTCAGAGCAAATTGGCAACAGTATTATGTATGCTAAAACTCTAACGCAGAACGGATCGGGTAACACGGTTCAACACACTGGCAACTTCATGCCGGGTACAGACGGTGTGTCTTTAAGTCACACCGTAATTATGGAAGATGATCCAGATGGCAACGCATGGTCGCTATCTACTGTTAATCAGTTACGTGCCGGTGTGGAGGCGTCATAATGGCTCTTGTATGGTGTGATGGTTTTGATGGTTACGGGGACACAGATAACACTGCCCCCGCCCCTACCGATGTGCTCGCTGATAAGTATTCTACTGTCAACGAAGAGACTTATCTACGTATTAAAAGCGCTGCTCGCACTGGTAGTTGGTCTATGCTTATGAACACTGGAACAACGACTCAGGGTTACTTTATTACTGATGCTGTTGTTACTGGCGACACATGTATAGCGGGTATAGCCTACTATGCAAAATACGTATCTTACGCATACTACCATCAACGTTGGCCTCTTCTCGTATTCACAAACACTGATGGTGACGCAAACGTTGAATTGCTATTCGCTGGTGGTCACATGTTTGTGTGTGGTCCGAACCGCACTTATCTTGGTGGCTGTCGCGCACCAGTAACCATCGCGAAATTCAATTACGTAGAGATGAAAGTATACCATCATGCCACCGCTGGCACAGTAGAGGTACGAATCAACGGATGTCCTGTGTTTGTCAAGACTGGACTGGACACTCTCTACGCTAGTGCCAAGCCTACCGTTGCCGTTTCTGTAGGTGGTGCATACGACGCAGAGTACAACTACCTAACTCAGGTAGATGACTTTTATGTATGCGACGGATCAGGAAGCGACAACAACGACTTTCTCGGACCCATCAATGTTGAAACTCTTTGGGCGGCTTCAGACGACACCGCTGAGTTTGCAACAACTGGCAACGCCAATTACAGCACTCATTACGAGCAGGTGATCCGTGAAGAGCGTGACGAGGCAACAGATTATGTTGAAGACGCAACAACTGGTAACACCGACATCTTTGGCATGGACGCCGCTTCAGTATACGACAGTGTAAAAGGTGTTATCGTCTGGGGTGCAGTGCAATACGACACTGCCACAGCCAACTACAGACTGTCTCTTGAAAGTAGCAACACCTCTACATACAGTTCTAACGCAGTTTGTCCTGCTAGCGTTGAAATCCATTCGTTGGTTGTTGAGAATGACCCAAGTACCAGCGCTGCATTTACAAGCAGCGCCCTCGACAGCATTCTTTGTGGCATCGAAGTAATCGCATAGGAGTGAACCATGAGCGTTCGCTTATCTCAATTTTATACTGAGGTCGTTGGGACTCCAGATCAATCGGTAGCATCTTTAAGATGCGAACGATTGTATGTGGACGTCCTAGTTCAACTACCCGCTGGCGGCACACCTACTACTCACAATGAATCAGTCAACCAAGCGATAACATTTGTTTCTACTGCTTCTGGTATAGTAGAAGAACAAGACGCCTCATCCACCCTGTCGCTAACCAGCAACGCAACTGTTGCTCGTGATCTTTCTCTATCCGTATCCGATGTGCTTGGCTTTTCTAGCGAGGGTGGGCGAACCCACACAGCGTCAGCAACCTCTACTCTCAATTTCTCATCGACGTTCAATGAATTCAATTACGTTGACGATAGGAAGCCTGCTGGTAACACTCTTAATCTAACCCAGTTAGTTATTGAGAATAGTAACAGAGTTGTTTCTCAAAATCTAGGTCTCACGCAGACCGTCAATTTACAAGCTCCTACCAAGCTGGTGGTACATCAGCTTCTTGGCGTTTACGATCACACTAGCACTCCACACCGCGCGTGGGTAACGGATGACTTAGGTATCGCTAGTTTCCTCGGCATCGCGTTGCCTACTCAACACGTGTCAGACACAATTAACTTTGCCCAAGACTCTCCGATCGGGCGGGTAGATCAAACACTCAGTTTCGTTCAAACTCTCACGTATGGCTTCTCGCACTCTGCTTCTCAAAACCTTAGCATATCTGACAGCGTAGCAGTGCAGGGTATATTTGTTCGTGACGCAACCCATAGCAACTTCATCGGCCACGCTCTAACTTGGTACGAGGATGGTCCATGCGAACGCAAGCAGTATACGCCGTTCCAGGGTGAGAACACGATTCCTAACAGTCCTTATACACCTCCGGCCAACGTCCTGCAAGATCCTCAAGGCAACACTGAAAACTTTGCTATTTACGTTCCTTACTTGGGAGTCCCCACAAGTAAAGTGACGATGAGAAAACCGGAGATGGACAACCGCGATCGAAACGCTTACACCCGTGTAAATCAAGAGACACGTGGTGGAAAGTTGATCGTGTACGCTGATCCTCAGTGGCCTAATGTTAGAACCTTGGCAGTCACGATCATCGGTTTGCTTGAGGCTGAAGTAGACGAGTTCCAGGCTTTCATGTTGGCAACTGTAGGTCAAGAAATAGGTCTTTCCGACTGGGAAGGTCGTCTTTGGAAAGGTGTCATAACCAACCCAAATGAGGCGGCCACTCAGGACGGAAAGAAACGCTGGACAATCACATTCGAGTTCGAAGGTGAGATGCTGGACGTTGAACAACCAGGAGGCGAGGACGGCTCGCAAATGAATCTATCTCAATCAGTTTCAGTGGTGGTAGTATGAGCCTTATATTAAAAGCCCCTTACCCTGCGGTACAGACCACGACTTTGCTCCCTAGCCCTAAGTGGGGCGACTCAAAGTCGCTTACTTCTACTATAACAACCATGCGATCCTTAAACGGTACGCTCTACACGTATGTTAAATCTCGGGCGGGAAGAAAAAGATTCCAATGGGAGTTCGAACTGTCCCGCAACAAAGCACTTGAACTTCGCGAGTTTATCAACTCTTATCGCGGAGCCCTCATTCAAGTTATAGATCACGACGGCGACACCTGGATCGGATACTTGCGAAACAACCCATTTGAATTATCAGGGGTTGGTAGAGCGGTTGGATGGCCCGGTGGTGAAACAATGAATATCATGTTGGAGTTTGAGCAACGATGAGAACACTAACGGCAAACGCAAACACCAAATTGACTCAGAACACCGGCACCGAGTGGCTAGTGGTATTGGAAGTAGAGTGGGTGGAAAACGGCTCCACTTACTACTCCGACCAAGACTTCGCTCAGTGCGAGACTAAAGTTCTCAGTATGTCTGGCTTTGATACTTCAATGCAGCTTGAAGGATCTAGTGACTCTCAAGAACTGTCTATTGTTCTAGATGACACAGACGGCTCAATAAGAAACATCTACAATGTCAATGACATTCATAAACGCCCTGCTCGCATTTATATGGTCGAGAAGAGCTTGACTCTGGACGACAAGGTTATTGTCTTCCGAGGTGAGCTTGTTACCCCCATCGAATGGGACGAGCAGCAGCGTTCAGTCTCTTTTAACGTCCTTTCCAAATTGCAAGAACGCCAAATCGGCTTCAGCATGGAAGAGGGCGACTTCCCGAATATCCCAGATGAGGCGCTGGGGAAGGCGTGGCCGCTCGTATTTGGACAGGTTTGCCACCTGCCCGCCGTCAAGATACGAGCGCCACGCCGAGGTTATTTGCAGGGCGGGGTGGGCATCCATGATTTCACCCTTGAGCCTCGTATCTGTCAAGTGTTGAATGTTCAGTGTCCTAGTCAGTCAACTGGGTCTCAGACCACATACACTCAATCGGCTGGTAATGTTTGGACATCCAACACGGTCAATACTGTCGGTCCTGATCTTGAATGTGTCAATCGACGGTATGGTGAAATCTGCCGCCTGAAGGATCTGTTGGACCAACAGGTCGCTTACGAGTATGCTACTATCACTATCTACAACGGGTCTTCATTCCCACAAGGCGAAGACACTGAAATCTTTATTGATAACGCTATCTTCACAGGTTACTTCAGCGGTAACACGTTCACTATTAACAATCGTCAACATCCAGATTATGCAGACTTTGAGCATCAGGCTTGTCGCACTATATCTAATCAAGGATATGGAATGCGGACCAGCCCGACTCAGTTTGGCGGAACCACTTGTACCAATGCTGGTGGTTTTTGGGCCATAGGAGGTAACACTCCTCACACTGCGGTAGCCTATACTACCGCTTCATGGGTGCCATCAGACGCCACATTCACGCACTTCACTGCTAACCAAACATCGGATCAGGCTTTCGCTTCGTGCGATGAAGCTTTAACTGCCTCCCCTGGTTTAGTAGGAGGTCCAAGGGAGTCGTGGGAATACTATGACGAGATGGAGGAGGCTTCGTTCTTTTGGGCTCCGGCAGGAACCGAAGTGTTTATGGAGTCTGAATCCGAGATCCTTTATATTGTTTCTCTGTTGCCGGGAACCGTGGACGGAGTGGCTGCGTTCCGAACCGCCCCTAATGGTTTCAAGTATCTGACCGAAGTGTCGGCAGATAAGTACACAGTCTACGAAACCGACTATGACGGCTACCAAGTCGTGGAGATCGGCATGAGTAAAGCCTTGTCATTATACAATGACCAATGGCAAGACGACAACATTTACGTGTCATTCACCTCGTCGGTTGGCCCTAACCCGTGCGACATAATCGAGTGGCTGGTGGGCAAGTACACTGACCTCACAGTAGATGCAGCCTCGTTCGCAGCAGTGGGCTCAGCTTTGACTAATTACCCGACTAACTTCTATCTGACAACTCGTCCTGATGTGTACCAAGTAATAAACGACATCGCATACCAATCTAGGTGTGCCATATACGTTCGTAACAACGTTTTGTACATTCGTTATTTATCAGCCGAACCTACCAGCGAGCGAACTATCAGCGAAAGCGATATCCTCTCTGGTACGTTTGTTGAGTTCCTGAGTGAGACTGAAGATGTCTATACTACACATAACATCCAGTGGCAAAAAGGTGGAGCGTCAGTCCGCGACGATCTTGATAATGAACGAGAAGTTGTTCTTAAATACAATGTCAAGAAATACGGAACAGTAGAAAATGATTGGGATTACTACTGCCTCAATCATTTTGATCTGGTGTTGAAGTCAAGCACCTTCTGGCTGATACGTAAGGCCAACTCGTGGAGGAAAGCAAGGTTCCAACTGCCGTTCAAGCATCTTGATTTAGATGTAGGAGACGCCATCACATTGGATGTAGATCAGTTCGGAGACTCCGTGAAGTGCGTCATCGAGAGCATGAACTTCGATCCTGACAATTACACTTTGGACATTGTTGTCTGGTCGCCGATTCGTGTTGGCGAGACTGAAGAGTTCTACTGGGCTTGGCCAGCAGCGAAGCCCTGCGTCTCCACTTGGCCTTTGGCAGGTGACGACAATGGTGGTGGTGGGTACGACTTCGATGTGACACCTCCCATTGGACACATCCTACTAGGAGGTGCTCACCGAGACGACCAGCGTGTCATCACTTCTGGCGATCACAATCCTAGTGACGTGTGTGACACTGCGCCATCTATCGTTTGCGAACTAAGCGACTACCTGAACTTTGATGAGGTAGAACCAGAAATTATCGCGAAGCAGATAGCCCAATCCGCAGCACGGCAGACCATGGAAAACACCGAGACAGGTGGAGGGAATGCCGGAGGCGGGAACGAAGAAAAAGAGGAAGAGGAAGAATGCGGCACTGGTCCTGGTTGCAATTACAAGGTAATTGTAACGTGGCATAAATCTGAAACTCAGGGGCAAGCAACGGCCCTCGGTGGTGGTGCCTGTGGTGGTCCTTGTATTTGTGCTGGTGGTTGTCCTTCATGTACTGGTCTTGTCTGGCAAGTTTGCCACACGTTTGGTGCCGCTTTTGCAGCCATTCAATTTGCACAGTACATGAATGCAAATTACGGTAAGAAGATATCTGATTACTGGGAGTGTGGGGAGTCAGGAGTCACCGGTGCAACCCCTCAGAACGGCGTTCATGAAGGTCCGTTTGCAGGCGACTGCCAAGATGTAGAGGCAGCTTCAGGTGCCGCCCCTGACGGCACTGCCGCAGCCCAGACCTCTGCTCCTACTGGACTCACTGGAGATGAAGCAGAATGATAGAGTGTAACAAACGGCAGACCGTAGTAAAGCGATCGAAAGAAGGTACAAGCACCATCTTCCGTTGTTTGAACAAACAATCTGGCCTACAAGGTCAGGAAGTAGATGAGTGCGTTTGCTCACGCTGCCCTGTACGCAGCGTCGAGCACAAACGCCCCTGTAAAAAGAAACCTGCCAGCCTTAAGCCAGTAACCGTTGAAGAGTTTAACAACGTTAGCAACGAAGAGTTACTGGCGATGGTGGAGGAGGCCGGTCTTGATCCAGAAGAACTGACTAGCTTACCTGTTGCCCCTTCTGACCCTAGCCAGCCGCCACCGAGCTACCCTCCCCTCACCATACAACTGTGGACATACAAGGAAGCAATCCTCAGATGGGCGAAGGCTGGCCGCCCTGTGCGATCTCAGGAGGAGGTAAAACGTATTCATCGAGAGCATTGCGAACCATGCGAATGGTATGACAAAGATAATGCTCGCTGCAAGGGGTGTGGATGTTTTGTATCTGTCAGTTCGATTGCCATCTCCAACAAACTAAAGATGGCTACTGAGCATTGCCCGAAAGGCAAATTCTAATGGAAACCGCGTTCTCTTGGCTAGGCCAAATCTTCGAAGCGTTGTTACAGTTCGTCCCTCGTAGAGTAATTGTAAGAGCCACTGAGAGGGGTGTAAAGTGGTCACTGTGGAGAGAGCCAGTAGCGATGGAACCAGGGATACGATTTTACTGGCCTTTAATTTCTGACATTGAACTTGTAATAGTTGCAAGACAATCTTTCAACACACCTCATCAACCATTGCAGACAAAAGATGGCGTTGAGGTTGTAGCAGGCGGGGTGGTAGTCTACAGTATAAGCAATGTAGAACGAGCGATCGGAAAGAACAACTGGTCGCCAGAAGACACGGCTCAAGACATAGTGCAGGCTGTAATAGCTTCTGTTATAACCTCGTATGAGCACGCTTTTATTCTAGCTAACATTAACGGAGAGATTGAAACAGAGATCACCTCCGAATGTCAAAAGCAGTTGAAGAAATATGGAGTCCGAGTTTCCCGTGCCGGGTTGTGTGCATTTTCGTCTACTCGTAACTGGCATCACTCGGGCATAGAAATTAACGTAGGAGGTGCCTGATGGCTAAGAAGTGCCAGAAGTGCCGCGAAGGAAAGAAAACCAACATGGAGTCATCACCCACCCGCCCGCCTCGCGGATCGATCCGCAAGGCTAAGCGTGATGAGATGAGGCGTCAGAAGAAAGAACGCATGAGGAGCGTGAGGCAGGAATCACCCTCACCCTCCAAAGAACCGCATGAGAGCGGCGTAGAGCTTAGCGGTAGCAAGGCAATCAGCCAGAGCGTCGTGAGCGTTATCAAACTGAATGTCGAGCCGCTTACACATGGACACAAGGTTCAGGAACGGGAAGGGATGTTTACGTCCGTGCCAGACGTAGAGATCATTGATTGATGCCCCGAGCAGCATTGTGTCACGTGGGTGCGACTGCCAGTAGGTATTGAGACCTTCCACTCCAAGCCAATAGGTGAGGAAGCCTCTCTCGAATCCCCAGTTGTGGGCCAGAGGCACCATCCTCTTTCCGTAGGGCAACTCACAGTTGTTCCACCACTCGACGAACAGATCAAATCCCTTCTCTTGCGACACGCAGTCAAGTAATGACTCCGCACTGATACCGTGCTTTTGTGTCGCCTCTTTGCTAGCCCTCTCTGGGTATTCAGGTCGCATGTTGAGGTAAAACGGCTTCATCTTTTTGTGCGGCTCGAAGTGCTGATCTAGCGGAACACATGCGATCTGAATGATCTCGTTGTAACCACACAGCACCCCGGTTGTCTCGACATCTACTGCACACAGGATATGTCCGTTCATATTAAGTAAGCTCATTCAGCCACCTTCGCCGCTTTCTTATCTGCCCAATACTTCATCCTCTCGTAGAAGACCTTCTCATCCATGACTGGCTTGTCGCCGTGGTTAAGCTCGGCCAACGCCGATAGGTTCCATACTGCATGGGCCAGATGCGAACACCCCGAGTCCTCGTCATAGAACTCACCGTCGAAGAAATACTGAAGGTGTCTGAAGCAACTGTTGATGTATTCGTCGTCTGGTTTGTTGCCAAGTCGCCAGTTACCTTCGTTGTACTTGTTAGCCCCAAACTCTTTCACACGGGCAACCGCTTCGGTCATCCATTTGAATGACCTCATGAAATAACTAAGCTTCGGTTTATTTTCATTGTATCGTAATGCTTCAGACATCGTTACCTTCTTTCCTAAGTTGTTTACCGGATCTAATATACCGGGCGCTGGGTTTTGTGCTCTTGTTAAATGTGAAGTTTCCTATTATTGTTTGATTGAGATTTGGACATCGTCCTAACAGATAGTGCTCTGATAGTTTAGATTGGAGGGTCCGTCCTTTTTGCCACTCCTCTACAACGTGAGGTTCCAAGGTGGCAAAGAAACGTGTTTGGAATTCTGTTAATCTTATCGCTACTCCCGGAATCTCGTAGCAGTTCTCTTCGATAAACGCTGTCAGAGAATCGATATTGTTGTCAGCAGCTTCCAGTTTTCCACGGGTCTCAATGATAGGAAGCATCAAACGCCCTGTAGCTTCAGGGACGTTGTAGTCCATTAAAGTCCGCATGAAGTGTGGCCCCTCTTCCTTCAGCAGCACATACAACCGCTCTCTTGGTATCTCCTCCTCCAACCCTGATACACTCATAGCTGTTATCCTAGTGTCTCCAGGGAACACAGGCAGACTACTACGTTCATTAGACACTTGTACGAAGTGAAGGGTACTGAGGACATCTCTCACAACTCCACCTTTAGGATGAATAGAAATAGACGTCCCTGTCACCCATTCTTTAATTTTGTTGTATGCTGCCGATCCAGCGCGTGCTACATCTACTTCATCAATGACCGCTAGTATTGCCTCTTCCAACTCTGAGTTGAAGCCACCTACAGACGTTAAGGCTCTGTCAGCTTTGGCAACTCCTCTAGTGAGAAGAAACTCTAACGCTTCGTGGAACGATGACTTACCGCAATTCTGTGGACCATACATAAACAGATAGGGTAGTTTGCCGTAAGGGTTCTGGAACATACATGCTATCCACGCAGTAAGATAGTCACCACCTGTTCTGATGTTCCAGTCTTGGCACCAAGGCAAGTCGTCGATGTACTCATTCAAGTCCCTGCCACAGTGCTCCATCACACGATTCCAAGTAGGGTGAACTGGATGCTCGCCTTCATTAAGCTCAATAGGTTCATAGCGAAACTGGGCTCCGTCTCGATTCCATAGTCGCCCTCCTGGATACTCAGGTTGGAATGGATGCTTTACCAACGTCCACGCCTTGAAGATTGCACTTCCCAGAATTGGATCAACTTTAGGACACGTCTGTGACAAGTATGATTTGATATTTTCTCGTGGGTGTTCTACCCAGTCACTTTCATCATTCTTTAGTGCCCAAGAATCAAACTTATAGCTTCGTCCAGCCTTAACTTGCAACGCACGGAATTGATCGTCTAATTCGGACCACATCATTTCGTTTTCTATATCTTCATCAGGCGTCTCAATTGCATCTGTTAGGAGTATCTCCCAGCCCTTTGCAGTTTTGACATATCGAGGAAAGTCTTTTTTCTCGTCTTTACGTTTCTTTTCTATGGTTAGGACAGTCTGCTTCCCTTTGGTGTGCAGAGACAGCGTTCTACCTTCTATGTTATCTGGCAGGTTTGTGTTTTCAGCTTTCAGTAGCTTCAATGCAGCTTGGAGGTCTTCCACTTCGTCGAATAGATATCCTTGCTTTTCGTCGGTCCCTTCATATCCATTACTGGACAGACAGATTTGCTTCAGGGTAGCTGGTGAGTTGTAGGCAATATGCGTCCACTTACCATGCGAGTCCCAAAGAGGGTCTTCAGTCGTGCCTTCGCCAAAGCGATACACATCGAATGCCCCATTAGGTTTCGGACGCATGAAGACATTGGGTTTACCAGGGTCGGTATCGCCCGAGTTGGTGTTGAATAACCCGCGTAGTGGAGTTCCTTTCTCTTCCATCATGTCATAGACATACTTCAGGCCAGCAGCGTGACCCTGCCATAGGTGATGGTCATGAACCCACAACGCGGTATGCCCTGTGCCTTCTAACTCCTCAAGTATTTTCAAGTGGGTCTCGTCGAGCGGGATCTCCGCAACTGCCTGCGTCATTTCATCAAGCTCATCGCCCTTGGTCTCTTCACCATTGGCATCCCATCCCTTTACTCTGACTTTGCTTCGCCCGCCGCTGGTGACTTCTATGTGGTCCCGCCAGTTCGGAGGGATATGGTCGGCTGTCAGATGTTGGGTAGCTGGTTTAACCAACTCATAACCTCGGTTCTCCTTGGTCATGTTGACGTGCCAGATCCACATGATGAGACCCTTGCAGTCAACGTTGGTATCGATGTTCAATCCTGTATGCTCAGCAATCAAAGGTATAAGGGAACGGGCTACTGCTGAGTGCTCGACATGGTTATTCGCGATTGGGTACGGCTCCTTGAACCAGACATACACGTGACGACCGTTGCCGCGAGTAGAGCGGATTACTTCGAGCCACGGTACGTCTATATTGTCAAGCTTCTCGATCTCTTCTGGAGAGATACCTACATCCTCGTTATGATCCAGAAGAGAGTCGAAGTCGAAACCTACTCCAATTGAGCGTTTGTTTCGCCAATCCCACCAACTTGTGCCAATAGCCTGTATCCTCTTTGGAATCGAAAACTTGACTGGAGGATCACTGTAGTTTGGCTCAGTTCTGGAGTTGTATGGCCATCTCACTGGTCCGAATACTTCTCCACCTTCCTCGAACATGTTCGAGTCGCCAATCTTCACACCCCCTGGTTTGCAATTGACTTGCGTCTCTAGGGTGCTGGGGTGCTCCCCCCAACGAGCTATTAGTTCTGGGTTGTTGTGTTCTTTTGACAAGACGTTATTATAGTACGTCTTAAACGCTGTTGTAACTGATGGATTCTTACGCACTGGTGCCTCCAAGGTATATTTCTTTCTATCTACCTATACTGTAGGCAAATTGACGAAAATACTCCACACAAAATGGAAATTATGTGAATATATTTAATATAATGCCGTCTCGTGACGAATTTGGAAACTTTGCTCTTTTTTCCATTTTGTGTGGAGCAAATCAGGAAATTTGCCTACAGTATAGATAGGATGAGTGAAATACAACAACAAATACCTATGACTCTGATAGATAAGCCACAGTTAGCACTGCGGTCTGTGAAGCGTTCTGCGCCGGAGTATGCCGAGCTTTGCGAGTCCGTGCGGAAAGATGGCATCCTCCAACCCATCCTCGTGCGGACTCGTGACGGTGGACGCTACGAGATCGTAGAGGGATGGCACAGATATGAGGCAGCGAAAGAAGCTGGTCACGAAAGCATTCCTTGCCTGATACGTGATCTATCTGACATGGATGTGATGTTAATACAAGTGAAATGCAATGCTATCCGGCCCACCACATTCTCGTTCGAGTACGCCAGACGCCTAAAATTATTGATGGAAAAAGGCTTGACACTGAGCGAGTTGTCAACTATGATAGACAAGAGTCCGCAATGGATCAAAGATCAAATACAACTAAACCGCGTATGCGAAGAGGCTCGACCAGCCATAGAAGATGGTAGGATCAAGCTGAAAGCTGCGTTGGCGTTGGCCAATCTACCGAGTGAGATCCAGACACAATTCGTGGATGACGCTCTGGCTTTGCCAGTAGGTGAATTCACTGAGAGAGCACAGACTGCTAAACGCGATTTTCAAACCTACTTGTTAAAGCAGCAAGCAGACGATAGAGATTCGGGAGCAGCGAGACCAACAATCCGAGCATTGAATGTTCTGAAGCGTGAGTCACTTGACCCCAAAGCAGCCAAGGAAGTATTGAACAGTGTAAAGGCAAAGACGCCTCTTGACGGGTGGATCGCATGTCTGTCATGGATGTTCCGATTAGATCCTATAACAGTTGAACAACGAAAGAACAAACGGGAGATTGAACTACATGAAAAGTTAGCAACAAACGAAGAGTACCGACAACTTAATAGAGAGATGATTAAAGAGTTTGTGAAATCTAAAACTAAAACTGAAACTGGAGATTCGAAATGAGTGGTAAAGAACTGACGCCGTTTTCAAAGAAGATGGGTTTGCCCGCTGTCAACGTGGAGTCCTTGGAATCCTTGGACGAAGTCGCGAAGGGCTCGGACTTCCTGCCTCGTATCCAGCTTATCACCAAAGGTAAGTATGTGGACACAGGCAAGATCAAGCCCGGTCATTGGGGCGTCCCTCTTCCCGGAGGCGACGAGATCGAAGACCTCGGTGAGAAGATCGACGTTGTGCCGTTGGATTACCGTCCGAAGGCTTTGGACGTCAATGACAAAGACGCCATTGTCGCGGTGTATGACACCTCTGATCCTGAGTTCCAACGGATCAAGCAAGCTCCGAAGAACTCGGGCTGTATGTGGGGTCCGTCATTCCTGGTGCTCGAACGCAGCACAGGCAAGTTGTACGAGTTGTTCTTCGGCAACAAGTCTGGTCGTAACGAGGCTGGCAAGCTGAAGCCCTTCTTGCTGTCCCGCGCCCCTGTAAGCCTGGGAATCCGTTACAAGAAGATGCCTGAGTATGGATGGCATGTTCCGGTAGTCACCAAGTGCTCGGAGCCCTTCGATCTTGACGCCATTAAGGTAACGGAAGAGCAGGTCGCCAAAGAGCTTGAGGTGTTCCAGAATCCTGAAAAGGGTGCTGAGAAAGTCGAAGAGAAAGAAGCCGAGACGCAAGGCCGCGCACGCTAATAGCCTCCCCCGCCTTGCTTCATGAACCCAGCGGGCAAAACCGCTGGGTTCATTTTCACAACTTTAATTTATAAGAGATAACAATGGATGACTTCATAATCTGCCCGGAATGCGGAAGAGAATTTATGGTAGTCTGGACCAACGATGGTCTTGGGCCACCTGAGTATTGTCCGATGTGTGGAGCGTATATAGACAATGAATAGAGATCCTCAAAAAACATTAGATTGGTGTGTTGAACATGAAGTTACTTTCAAGCTTACGAAAACGGCTGACCAATTGGTTGTTACCGCGAGGTGTGACAATATCGCCGCAGAATACTTTGTCGATCAACCATACACCGAATACACAATTGGAAGAGCTATCCAGGCGGCTTTATTCGCAGTTAAGGAAGGATCAGAATTCCACTCCAAATTCGGACACTTCCCGCCCACAATCCCGTCAAGAAGAGATGGACCAACTGGAGATGGCACTGACAAGGCAGGAGATTGAGACTGCCAAAGCTGAAACAATGTTGAAGCAAAGTCTCAGTATGCCTCATCGGACCTACCCACCCGCAATGACACATGATGGAATGTGCTGGGTAGCGACGGCCAAGTTCATTGATGACTCGATGCTAGTGGGTCGTGGGTTGAGCCCAGCAGAAGCGTTGATGGATTACGACTTGCAATGGCTAGGTGTGAAAGGAAAAGAATGAGTGGAGTCGCTTTAATACAGTTTTCCAATTTAGACCTCAAGAAATATCTTGTTCTGGGTCGTCAGGGATTTGATCGCAACTTAGCCGAAGCTGCTGACAGTGCCGGTCACGAACCACCTCTGCATCACATGCTGTGCGTGGCAGGGATGAAGAATCCCGACGCTAAGTCTGTCGATGACCTTGTGGCATACTTGGATTTATTCCACGCTGGCTTCATGATCGTGGCCGACGAACGCGACTGGACTGAGATTTTAGAGTTGGCCTCCATGCCTTGCATTCTTTCTCAATCGGTACAGCGTGGGCTAGACGTGGGAATCATGACAGGCACATTAACTCAGTGGAGAACTGCCCTGCTGCGGGGATGCCAAAAGGAAGCCAGCGGGGCGGCCAGAGGAACTTTCAACGCCATCTACAATGAGTTTCGTAAGGTAGGGATATCTGGAGCATTTGAATTTCGAACAAAGCAAAACACACGTGATACAACATTCTTGCTAGAACACCGACCGAACTAACTTCATAAGGTTACACATGTCTGAAAATATAAAGCTGATAACTAGAACGAAGAAAGGAACCCTGCTGAAGGTTCCAGCCACAATCGAGCGTGAAGGTGGTCGAATCTACTTTGTAAAATCCCCTTTCGAATTGAAAGATGAAATCAAGTCGATGCAAGGGTCGCGATGGCATGGGTTCATACCAGAAGATCATCGCAAGATTTGGTCGGTAGCAGACTGCACTAGAAACAATTTCCAACTTAGTTATATGCAAGGTGGGAACCCTTACGAAAATTGGGATCAACCGCTAAAGAACTTCGGCTACACTCGTAGCTTGTTCACGCACCAGAAGCTAATGACCGATCACTGCCTGACGTATCACTACGCGATACTGGCAGCCGAGATGGGCACAGGTAAAACACTGTCCGCTATCGAACTGATGGAGAAGTCTGGAGTGATGGACTGGTGGTGGGTGGCTCCGAAGTCTGGCCTTGCTGCGGTAGAGCGTGAGTTCGTCAAGTGGGATCTGAAAGTGCAACCCAGGCTGATGACTTACGATCGACTCCGTATTGAGATCGAGCGATGGGAACCAGGACAGCCAGCGCCACAAGGTGTGATTTTCGACGAGTCCTCACGCCTCAAGACAGCGAATGCGAAACGCACAAAAGCCGCTCAGCATTTAGCTGACTCTATCCGAGACGAGTGGGGTTGGGATGGGTACGTTGTCTTGATGTCTGGAACACCATCGCCCAAGTCGCCTGTTGACTGGTGGCCTCAATGTGAGATAGCCTATCCTGGCTTCGTGAAAGAGGGAAGCGATAAAGCTTTCGAGTGGAGATTTGGTATCTTCCAGAAGCAGATGTCCGACGCTGGAGAGTTCTGGAAGCGCAAGACATGGCGAGATGACGAAGCCAAATGTGATGTGTGTGGTGAGTTGGCAGACCACCCCGATCACCTTGCGGACGATGGCGACAACGAGTTGTTTGGCGGCGACGAGACACACGCTTTTGTGCCAAGCAAAGATGAGGTCAGCTACCTGTACGAGCGGCTCAAGGGATTGGTCGTCACACTTAAGAAGAAAGACTGTTTGGACATCCCCGATAAGATTTATCGTGAGATTGTGCTCGAACCCACTTCGACTCTTAAACGTGTAGCAAAGGCTCTGGCCAAGTCTGCTGAGACAGCGATCCAAGGTCTCACATGGTTGCGTGAACTGTCGGACGGCTTCCAATATAAAGAGAAGCAAGAAGGTACAAAGCAATGCCCGGTCTGCAAAGGCGAGGGCACGTGCGAACAGTGGAAACTGAACGAACAGTTAGACGAGTCATTTAAGATCACCGAAGGATGTCTTACCTGCGACGGCACCGGTAAGGTTCCCAACATGGTGCGTGACACCAAAGAGATCAAGACGCCGAAGGACCAAGCTGTCCGTGACCTGCTGGAAGAGAACGAAGACTCAGGTCGCATCGTGATCTTCGCTGGCTTCCAAGGGTCAATCGATCGCATACTGAGAATTTGTCATCGTGAGCATTGGGACGTGGTGCAGGTGGATGGTCGTGGGTGGAAAGTCAAGAAACATGACGGCGAGAAGACCCCGCCGAAGACCAAGCCATTGGACTACTGGGCTGACAGGAGCAACGAACGTGTAGCGTTCGTGGCTCACCCAGCATCGGGAGGCATGGGCCTGACCCTGACCGAGGCAAGTATGGCTGTGTTCTACAGCAACGACTTCATGCCTGAGTCGCGGTCGCAAGCTGAAGATCGTATTCACCGTCCTGGTATGGACGAGAACAGAGGGGCTACTATTGTTGATCTGTTCCATCTCGGAACAGATCGCCGTGTACTTAATGTATTGAAAGACAACCGTCGTCTAGAATCTATGACCTTGGGAGAGCTACGGGAGAGTATGGAATGATTTGGCATCCTGTGGTGGGTTATGAAGGCTACTATGAGGTGAGCGACACTGGACTTGTCAAGTCAATGGCTAGATAGTTGGAAATACACAAAGGTATAAATATGAAATCCTTGATCGGAGAGACCCATGTTAATTAGTGAATTGGTTGATACTTTGTCGTACTGCCTCGACGACGTTGAAGTGGTGGTAGAGGTCAACGGTGTGCAACACACCATCACTGCTGCTGATGAGACCAGTCAAGCGTTGATACTGGTTGTTGACACGGACCAAGAAGAGCGGGAGATGCGATGAGCCATTTGAACTGTTGTCCAGCTTGTCAGTCTGCCAATTTGAAGACTATGCTATACTTGGGAAGACAACCTAAATCATTGATATCGTTGCAGACCGACCCTATAGAGTCGGCGGCATCTGAAAGGCACTCGATAACACTGTCAATATGTCACAACTGTGCTCATGTGCATAACATCGACTTCGACCCTAGTGCTGTCTCCTACTCTGACGCCGGGTGTCGCATGTACAATGCTGGCGAAGGCTGGCAGGATCACATGGCAGAGGTCAAAGAACTTTGTGAGGCGTTACCAGACATGGACTTGATCGTAGAGATTGGGGCCGGAGATTGCGAATTCCTCGCATCCTTAAAGTCCGACGCTATTAAGCTGGCTGTTGATCCTTGTGACGCCGTAGTGAGAGCCGAGGAACTGGGGCTACACTATCGACAGGAATACTTCCGGGCCGATAGACACATGCCTGATGGCACAAAAGGTAACACCCTTGTAATCATGCGCCACCTGTTGGAGCACATGGAACACCCGCGAGATTTCATTGAAAAGATCGTGGCTCGTGCTGAACAACTGAAGCATGACACATATCTGTATATTGAGACACCATGCTGTCAAGAAGCGTTGAAGCGAACACGCATCGAAGACTGGACCTACGAGCATCCACAGCACTTTACCGTCAGGAGCATGATGAAGATGCTTCGCGCGTGCGGTATCGAGTGGTCTTCTGTCTGCACTGGTTACGAAGGCGAAGTCCTTAAGAGTATCGCCAAGATCGAGCCGAGAACCAAGCGTGGCCTGTCGGTAGACGATGTCCTAAGAAACTACAAGGAGGCAACTGACTCAATAGTTAATGCGTCTTTGTGGATAAATGAGAACATTCAAAACATAGCTTTGTGGGGTGGTGCTGGCAAATCCGCCGTATTCATTCACAAGTTCGGCCTTCCTGGCTTCGCAACTGTGGTTGACAGCCACGACGTCAAGTGGGGTTACTGCGTCCCCGGAACGGGAATCAAAATGGTTCCAACTTCCGTACTGAAAGACAACCCTGTAGATTACATCATTGCAACTACTTCATGGAGAGCAAATGATATAGCTCGTGAGATCAAACGCGACAAGATACCCTGCAAAAAACTATTAAAATTCGAAAATGGAAAACTAACGGAGGTTCCTCTTGGCTAGAACTAAGAAACGACAACAGCAGATGAACAAGATCCACAAAGCACGTAACGCAAAACGACGCGCCCAGCTTGTTATTCAACCTGACGATTTCCGAACCTGTATCCCAGCGATGAATGTACCGGAGTCGCTGAAACTCATCGCCGACCGTGATCCCAGTTTATGGATGTCCTTCTTTGAATATTTTCAGTTTTTCGAGAAGCATCACTACATGCAATATGGTAAGTCGTCGATACAGAAAATAAACGATTTTGTAAGTTTGTTTTTCACAGCCTGTCAGAGAGACGACTATTTGCCAGCCAAGCAGTACCTCGCTAACCTGATTCAGTGCGGTCATATTTTGCAGCACTTGGTAGCCGTCTCCTCGTATCGTACAACCAACTCGGTGCTAGACGCCTCCCTTATGATCGAAGGCAACGTACCCAAGATAATGACGTTGCAAAATCCACGGTGCGATTTGCAACTAAATCAGGAGAAGCTGTTTGACATCGACCCGCAATCGGCCTCCATCTGGTACATGATGTACTTACTGGGTATTTCGGCCACGACAGCAAAGACGTATGCGAACATGCACCGTCACCTGGAACTGATGGATGAGAGATGGATACCTCCTCACAATTCTGTTAGCGGATTGTACTTCGGCTGCACGTACATCAATCCTGGTGCTGTGCGTCGGGTGAAGTCGATTATGAACAAAGGTATAAAAGCCAAAGGGGTGCCCACGTTCACGAACAATCCTGACCCAAAATCCATTGCGATTGTAACTGAGCGTTGGCATAGAAACCACGCTGTGTACAAGTCGCAGTCACCTCTACTTGAGCAGCTTAAGGACGATTACAAGCTCACCTTGGTTTGGACCAACCCGCCCGATCAAGTGCCACCCACGATCGTCAAGGATTACTTCGATGACGTGTGTCACATGTACTTCAAGCCTGACGGCTCAATGGTCATCCCGGATAAAGTCAAGAACAATGACTTCGCGATGGTCTACTATCCCGATATCGGAATGTCGGACGAAAGCATTTGGATGTCGAACATGAGGATCGCTCCGATCCAGGCTGTAGGTTATGGCCACCCTGACACAACCGGCGACAACAATGAGATCGACTACTTCATCGGCGGGCACGTCGAGAAGGACGCCGGAGCCGCCTACTCCGAAACACAGATCCTCATTCCTGGTCTGGCTCAAGAGCCTGCATGGCCCTCGGTGGAGCGTCAGAACAACTACATCGACGACGGTATCGTTCGCATCAACTGCGTGTGGGGACCGGACAAATACAACCACCCTCTACTGATGATGTTGGCAGAGATCAACAAAGCTGTCTATAAGATCAACCCTGACTCCAAGCATGAATTCAACATGTATGGTAGCCCTGGTTTGAATCGCTATGCCGCTCTGCCCGTCTTCAACCACGATGTAAAGACACTGTTACCGAACGCCAAGATTCATTCTCAGTGGGAGTATGTTGACTACATGCGAGAGGCCGAAAAGAGTGACTTCGCTTTGAACTCGTTCCCCTTCGGCTGTTATAATGTGTTGGTAGAGTCCTTGTGGATGGGCCTTCCATTCCTGTCGCTGGTTGGTGACAGATTCTATAACAAAGCCGGTGCGTACCTGAACGAGCGAGTTGGGATGGAAGAAAACAACTTCCACGATCCTCAAGGCATGATAGCCAAAGCCGCCGAGTTGATTACCAACCCGGAAGCTCTTAAGAAGCAGCGAGAGCATCTTGCCGCCCTCGATCTTAAAGAGCGATTATTCACGCTAGAGGGTAAACACTTCCTCGGGGCTGTAGACCACATCCTCGCAAATCACCCGATTAACGACACTACGCTGATAGGAGAACAACAATGACCAAACTGAATAACGATATGGCTGCCGAAATCAAAGATCATATAGCTCGAAAGCAGCTAACGCAAAAGGAAATTGGTGCGAAGTTTGGCGTCAGCCGCTCTGTAATTTCTGACATTGCGTGTGGGCGTGTCCACAAGGATGTGAAACCCGCGATGGAAGCCAGCGAAGAGGAAGCCGAAATCTTCAAGCTTCAGTCGGAGGTTGCTCACTTACGTGAGGAACGCAACCTTGCTAACCGACGTTTGAAGCAAGCCGCCAAGACGCAAGGCTTGTTCCAGGCAATCGCCGAAGAGATGGAAGCTAAGGTCACGCCTATGTCAGCGTTGCCTAAAGCCCGGCCAGTATTCGAGCCAACACACGACACCAAGAGCGAACATCTGGTGATGCATTTGTCGGATGGTCACTTCGATCAGGTAGTGACAAAAGATGACACGGGTGGGTTGGAGACGTATGATTTTCCAATCGCTATGGCACGTGCCGAGCGACTGGTAGATGCCACTCTTAAATGGACGCAGGAAACTCTTGCTCCTCAGTTCAAGTTCCCTTCGTTGACCATCCTGTCCTACGGCGACCACACGAGTGGTGAGATCCATGGCGCGGCTCAACGGTCGTATTTCCGCAACATGTTCAAGAACTGTCATGCCATCGGCCAGCTTCAAGCCCTGATGATCCGTGACTTGGCTCCTCATTTCGAGCAAGTCAACGTGGTGTGTGTCCCTGGTAATCATGGGCGTCGAAGCCAGAAGAAAGATTACAATGGACCTCACGACAACTGGGATTATCTGGTGGCCTTGACCGCCAAGCTATATTGTAAGGATTTGGCCAACACCAATTTCTGCATTCCAAATTCTTTCAGTTGCAACGTTGATATTGACGGTGTTGGCTTTCAGATTTTCCACGGTGACGATGTAAAGTCACAACTTGGCATCCCCTGGTACGGACTGGAAAAGAGGCGGCATCGAATGATGGCGTTGGAGAATGTTCGACAAGGCATCCCAGTACGCTACTACTGTTGTGGTCACTTCCATCGTCCCGGTAGCACCACCGAGGTCAATGGTGAGATGCTCATCAATGGTGCGTGGCCCGCGAGCGATGCATACAGTTACAACGCCTTTGGTGGCTTTACTGAACCCTCCCAGTTGATCCATGGGGTCAATAAAAAATACGGAATAACTTGGAGACTTCCGGTCAAAATCCGCTGCGACTATGAAGGTCGTGGACCACGACGGTATAAACTTGCAGACATGGATGATGTATCTATTTAATTTAACCCTTTGGAGATTTGAATTATGGCTGGAGCCATCGCAACCCTTATCACTTCCTCGGTCGCTGTCCCGAAAACAGCCACCGGACTCCGAGCACAGAACCGACACGCCTACGCTGAACTGGAGCAGCTACAGGCAGTAGGAGATCCCGCTTTGGCGTCTCCTTACTTGAAGGCTAGTGCTGTTTCCACCGTCGCCGACAACGGCGGTGGATCTGGAAACCTTACGATCACTATTAACTTCCCTAAACAGGGTGTCGCAGTGACCACCGGCAACATCGCCTATGATGCTGCTGCCGCTGCCATCCAGACAGCAATCGACAATGCTTTGGCCACCAAGGTTATCCTGGCCACTTACGTCGCTGGCGACGTTGATGCCGGAGCATGTGTGGACTTCTCGTCTGCTACCTGTGCAATCACTGCAAACGGCACAACCGTTAATGGTGCCTACATGGTTGTCACGACTGCCAACGCAGGCGACTTGAGCGTCAACGCTCCCGCCGTGACTGAGACCACTGTTGGTACTCAGAACCGTCCTGCTCAAGCCCTTTTGGATGTCTACGGGGTTTTCTCTCCTGCTTCCACTGTCACTCCTCAGAGTGGTGCCACTCCTGCGGACGCCGACTATGCTGACGGAGCTAATCCTATGTCTCTCAGCCCTGGTCTGATCGACCTGTTGGTGTCAGAGGTGCAGGCCAACGAAGATGTGGCAATCGGAAAATATCTCCGATCGAAGATCGGCTGCGTCTGATGAACTACTTGGTGACAACTCCAGCGATGGGGTTGCCACCTTTTTATATTTTCACTTGACAATATTCAGATGGCATGGTATACTTTAGATATGAGAGCTTTGTACTTTATCCCTCTTCTGCTTTTGGTAATACTTGCATTAAAAGAGGAGTCTGAACCACACAAGATTAGGAGAGCGTTTATTGAGGCCGCTCAAGACGCAGACGCTCATGTGTGCGAGTCGAATCCTAACCTGATCCTGAAGATAGAAGCGCAGAAGCAAGCAGAATTACAGGCCAAGCTTGACGTGCAAGGTCATCAAAGATGGTCCAAACGATACAAGTATCTTCAACATAAACTAGGTAACGAATTCACATTCAGCGAGATATGTGCGGAGACATGGAAGAGGCAAGCAGACTGCACCCCATTGGAGATCGCCACTGAGTTCTTTCATTGTTGGAAGCAATCACCCGGACACTGGAAGACAGCCAAAGCTGCACACCACTATTATGGCTGTGGGATGGCACAAGGAAAGAGCGGAGTTTGGTACGGTTGTATAATCGTGGCAGATAAGAAATAATAATTTGACAACCTTCCTTTTATGTGGTATACTTTAATATGAACAACGTACACACAACACTTGACGGAATCCAAAAGAAGCTTCAGCAGCAATCGTTCGACGTCTCGGTGCTGGCCCTATGGTCACACGCCAAGGCAACAACAGGACTCACGGAAGACGACATTCGAGCGTTCACCTTCCGCCCTGAGTTTCTTACTCCTGAAGAGGCCAAGAAGAACAAGGACGCCAAGTTCGCGACGAAGCCACCCGTTTACTGCGACAAGAATTGGCACAATGCTCTTCGACTTCATGACGAGAGTTTGGTTCCCATGCCCGGTATCACACGTCCTACCCCACCGGCTTGGATTGGTACATCGGTAGGAGGGAGAATATAATGAGTTTAGACACCCAGCACATCCTGCTAGCCTCTCTGTATATTGGCTTCCTCTGTGCGATGGTTATTGCGTCGGTAGTGGCTTTGTCTCATGCGGCGGATAAGGTACTACAAAGAAAGTCCTTCACACAGACAGCAGTTTGGCTATCGTTGATCCCAATTATAATCACTGTGATGCTGTTCACCTTGTCTTACGGATACCTGAAACATGAAGAACTACAAAAACGAGTTGACAACAACGGTGACATTCGCTTTACTGTGTCTGATGACGGCATTGACATTTGGTTCCGAAAACGACCAACCAAAACCCCAGTGCGTTAGAGTCTATGTCGAAGACAGAGGCCCAACTAATAGTGCTGGCAGCGGCACATACATCACCCCGCTCTTGATCGCCACTTGCAACCACGTTGTATCAGATCGCAAGGAAGATAGGTGCGAGGTGGTGTTCCCCAACCAGGAACGCATCCAGGCCAGCGTCATAAAGACCAGCAAGTCACCTGATGTGGCAATACTCAAACTAGACCGTGCTCCTAAAGGAGTCAAGCCAATTGCTTCGGCCTCTTTAGTTGAGGGGCAAGCTCTGGAAATCCAGGGCTATGGCAAAGGAGATTGGAAGTCACAAAGCGGAACATTGAGCGACACGAAATATGGAGATGGAGTTCGGGAAGTCAGCGGAGCGAGAGCACGAAGCGGAGACTCAGGTGGACCGGTACTTGACAAGCAGGGAAGCTACATTGGAACCCTCTGGGGATCGAACAAGGCTGGCACCTACTTCACGCCTGCTAAGTTAGTTTTCAAAATAGCAGAGATAGAAGCAGACAAGCCACACTACCCACAGCCAATCCTATATTGATAGTTTATAGTTACCCACACCAGCCCTGGCTACAAAGCCACGTGGATGAACTGAGACGCCGACACCCGGAAGCGTGAGATAGTATGAAAGAAGTGTGGAAAGACATCCCTGGGTACGAAGGCATGTACCAAGTGTCGAGCAGCGGGCGGGTGCGTTCGTTGGATCGTGTGCTAGAACACCCGCAAGGCGCAAAGAGATTAAAAGGTAAAGTGCTTAAACATTTCTTTAGTTCTTTCGGGTATCATCAAGTCGGCCTGTCAGGTAAAACTACCTCCGTGCATATACTTGTCGCAGCGGCGTTCCTTGGTCCCCGCTCTAAAGGGGCGGAAGTTAGACACGGTGCTAATGGCATAAATGACAACTCAATAAGCAATTTAAGTTATGGTACTCGACAACAAAACGCATTGGATCAGCGACGAGACGGTACTCACGGAGGCAGAGCAGTGAAACGAAGCGACGGAAAGGAATTTATTAACCTGTCCGTAGCAGCAGAAGAGACAAGGTGTTCACGACCAAATATAAATCATGTACTAGCGGGAAAACGAAACAAAGCCGGAGGTTTTAGCTGGTCCTATGCTTAGATTCAGAAAAGACGCTTATTATATCGATTCAGAGACCGCAGGCTTTCATGGTCTCGCTACGCTCATTCAATGGGCCTACCAGGATGAGGATGTTCACCTGCACAACTTGTGGGACGTCCCGGTCCAAGAGACCCTCGATCTGATCGAGCGGTTCATGGGCTCGACTTGCGTGTTCTTCAATCTTACATACGACCATTTTCACCTTTGTAAAATCTACACTATGTGGAGCCTGCTTCCTCGCAATGCGATACCACACGAGATTCCTATGGATGTGTTGGTACAGGCTGAGAAGGACGCTCGCGATGGTCCTTGCCTCAAGCCCAAGGATGCCATGTGTCTCATGATGCACAGCCGTAAGGGGCAGTTCCAGTCGCTTATGGCTCGTAATGATATCAAAGTCACCAAGGTTCCAACCTTGCTGGCACGGCCTCTCGCCGACCACCTGGAAGATTTGATAGAGTTCGACGGCATCTTGTTCGCTGGGCGTAAGAATCCCAACGCACCTAAGTGGGGAGTGTTCGACAGGATCAAGCGAGGCAAGGAAGACGCAGTCGATCCGAACTTCAAGGATGTGATACTGCGATTCAAGCCAGCCCGTGGGTTAAAATATCTTGCCCAACACTGTCTTGGCTTGGCTCCTGAATTTAATAGCTTCAAGGATGTGTACCCTGAGCGTCCACGTAAGATGGTGGAGTTGGGATACGCCCCGTTCGCTGCTGCCATTTCATCTGCTGAAGAGAACTGGGAAGTAAGAGACAAACAAGGAAAACTTAAAGGCCAAGCGTGGCCAGCACTAATTGAATATGACATTGAACATTGGAGAACGAATGAAGAGGCAAGACGATACGCAAGAGATGATGTTGTTTACACCCGGTTGCTTGATGAGTATTTCGGCTTCCCAAGTGCAGGTGACAACGATTCCGTGCTCTCATGCATGGTTGCCGCCGTCCGATGGCACGGCTTTACAATTGACACCGAAGAGGTTTCCGAACTATATGGAAAATCCCAGCAGGTGCTCAGGAAATCCCCAGTAAACATCAACAAGCCGACACAGGTCAAGAATTATATTCGCGAGGTGATGGACGAGAGCGAAGCCACCCTAATCGACAAGTCTACTAAGAAAGCCAACCTTGAAAAGATACGAGATGGATATGTCGTCGATCCAGATAGTGAAGATTTCGATGAAGAAATTGGAGGAGAGGTATGTGTACGTTGTCTTGGCGAAGGGACAGAAAATGATGGTGCTTGTCCTCGGTGCGAAGGTCGCGGCTTCCTTCCAGAAGGTCCGACCCTTGCCTCAGTCCGTGCTGGGGAGATCCTCAAATGCAAAGCAGCGGCTAAGGAAGTTGAACTCTATACCAAGCTACTTAAAGCTGGTCGCTTCCATGCAGCGTTCAAAGTCATTGGAACCTTATCCTCCCGTATGGCCGGAGGTGAAGGTCTCAACGCTCAGGGCATCAAGAACTCTGAGGAAGTGCGAACGGCGTTCCCTCTCAAGTGGGACGGGATGATCTTGTGTGGTGGTGACTTCGATGGCTTCGAGGTGACGATTGCTGACGCTGTCTTCGCTGATGAGAAGCTGCACAAGAATTTGCTTGAAGGCATTTCGATTCATACAATGATGGCCGAGAAGATTTACCCTGATAAGACCCGCGACGAGATCAAGGCATCAAAAGGGTATAAAGACGGTGGTGACGTTGACATGTACACTCGCGGTAAGCAGGCTGTGTTTGCTACGTTGTATGGTGGGGACGCCAACACGATCAACAAGAAGCTGTCGATCCCAAAGAAGATCGCCGAAAAGGCATTCGACGATTTCCAGAGTGAGTACCCCGGCATCAAGGAGACCCGCGACAAGATCGCCGAAGACTTCAGCGCCATGAAGCAGCACGGTGAGATCGGGACCGGCCATATCAGTTATAAAGAACCCGCCGAGTATATTGAAACCTTCCTCGGCTTTCGCCGTTACTTTACACTGGAGAATAGAATTGCAAAAGCCCTCTACGACCTCGCCAGAAACGTCCCCAAGCAATGGAGAAAACTCCAATTCGAGGTGGTACGACGCGACCGCAAGCAGACACCAGCAGGGGCCGTTTCATCGGCTTTATATGGGGCTGCCTTTCAAATCCAAGCCTCAACCATCAGAGCCGCAAACAACCACCTCATCCAGTCCCCAGGAGCGATGATTACCAAGCAGTTGCAGCGGGACATATGGAACTTGCAGCCTGCGGGTGTAGGCGAGTGGATTGTGGCCCCGATCAACATCCACGACGAAGTCCTGTCTGTCACGAAGCCTGACCGAGTTGAAGATGTAACAGCCGTGACGGTCAAGACCGTCGAGTCATTCCGGCCCCAGGTGCCGTTGATTGGAATGAAGTGGGTGAAGAGTATGGAGAACTGGGCAGGCAAGTCTGGTGAGGGTGAGAACCTGAAAGTTCATATCAGCCCGCACGGGATCGAAGGATGGAACGCCGACGACGAGGGGTGCTATGTCGAACCTATGGATATTACCGAATTAGAGGAATTGGATGATCTTCCTGACCCCTGCCCTGACACAAGTTCACTTGAGGATTTAGTACGATAATTCATTTGACTTTGACAGCAAAGTATGGTATAATTTAGATAGGAGAAACGAATGAAGATGTTTAGCGATTGTTCAGGACCGTGTGAAACTTGTGCCAACAGCGAAGGCTGCATGGCGGGTCACGGCGATGACGACTATGTGGAACGAACACCGGAGACAGAGGCACGGAAGAAACAGCGACAAGAAGAACTGGCTAAGCGAAGAGAACAAGAACAAAAAACAAGAACAAGAGAACAACATGAACCAGAGACAACGCGATCACCTACAACAGATCATTTCCCTGCTGTCTGATGGTCACGAAGATGTGACTGCTACAGCCAACGATCTGAACAACAGTATCCTTAAGTTGGACGTCCGCATCAAGGCAAAGCAAGCCCTCAATATGGATGTCCACGCTGTAGGACGACGCATAAAGCGACTGGATGCCTACCTGAAAGCACAAGGCAAACGTATACAGCGGACGCGCGACGAGTTGAAAGAAATCGATAAGACCGTGACTATAACTTGGTAATCTCACCCTGTACAGTAGCTCAATGGTAGAGCGCCTGACTGTTAATCAGGTGGTTCCAGGTTCAAGTCCTGGCTGTACAGCTAACCCCTTGGAGAAATGATATGGGATGGGCTGGTGGAAGTAGATTGGCCGACGACGTTTGGGATGTGATACGTGACCTTATTCCAGATAGTAAACAAAGGGCACTAACTGCCCGAGAAATAATCAAGCTATTCGAGCATGAAGACTGCGACACGATAGACGAAGCAGAGATCCTGTGTGAAGATGCTGGTAAGAAGCGGTGGCTTCGTGGTATGACCTGCGAAATCTTCGAAGCCCTTCCTGAGTACACGCCTTTAGAGGATATGTGATGAAATTTGCAGTAGCCTACATGAATGCTTTTGACAATGATCTCCAGATAACAGTTGTTGAGGCTGTTGACTGCATCAAAGGAATCATTGAAGGTGCTCGTGTTCTCATGAAAGCCGATGACGCCGACGATTGGCTCGCTGATTTGTACAACACGGCAGTTGATACTACCGACAATCTTGACTCGGCCATCGAATTTATTCAAGTTGAGTTTTTCAACTGTGATCTACACATCGCAATAAAGGTACTATGATGCAACTTATAATTAAAGATGGCTTAGTAATTGCCACCCACGAGGATTATCAAGACGTGGCGGATTTATACCCTGATACCGAGTGTGTATCTTGGGACGAGCTACCGATGCAAGGTCCATTCGACGACTTTCCTTACGACCCTCGAACTGAGGAGCAGAAAAAGGAAGCATACAAGGATGCTCGTCGTATGTCTTACCCTCCAATATCCGATCAG